GGAGCGGCCCCGCTGCCGGGGCCGCTTGTCAGTGGCTCAGGCGTCCGGCATCAGCTCAGGTACGGGCTGACCAGCAGGTCGACCGTGCCCTTCATGATGTTGTCGGCACCGGCGGCGTTGCGCTGGGTCTCCAGCAGCTCCAAAGCCTTCCAGCGCAGCGACGGCGGAACGACCAGGAGCGTCGGCTTTATATGCAGCGGCTGCCCGTGGTCGCCCAGACGGCCTTCCATCGCCGTGAAGGCCGCCTGCAGGGCAGTGGCATCCAACGTCGCTGCCGAGCGGATCGCCATCTGCCAGAAGCCGAACCCCACGTTGTGCCGGCCGTCCACGCCGTAGCGGAACTCCTTCTTGCTGAACACGCCCTCGTCGGTCTCGGTGTCCATCGAGACGAACTTCGGCGCCTGCCGGCGCTGGAAGATCAGCGGCTTCAGCGCCCGGTTGGTGCAGAGCAGGTACCAGGGCGTGCCGCCACCGCCCAGGTCATTGCTCTGGGTGGTCTCGGAGCCGTCGGCCGCCAGCACCGGGTGATCGGTGTCGAAGAAGTTCTGGCCGTCGTAGCACGGGGTCGACGTGCCCGCGGCGAGCAGGCTGAAGGACAGTTGATCCGGGTGGATCGCAGCCGAGGAGCCCATCTCCGACATCAGCGGCGTGTAGATGCCGATGTTGTCGTCTTCAACGTCGTCTCGATCGACGCCGACGGTCAGCTCATAGGGCTTGTTGCGGATCGAGTAGCCGTGGGCCATCAGGCCGTGGACCACGCGATCGCCGATCCACTCGCGCATGCCCGGGATCTTGCCCAGCCAGCCGTACTCGTTGCTGCGCGTAGTGCTGGGCACCACGGTGGCGATCTGGGGGTACAGCGCCTGCGCTTCGCCAGCGCTCAGGGCGCCGGCGAATGCCGCAGCGAACGCGACGTACAGGGTGTTGAGGTTGTGACGGTTGACGATCATTTTTGGTTCCCTTTTAGGCGACTTCGAACACGCCGACCTCGACCCAGACGCCCTGTGGGTCAATGTCGCGAACGGTTCCAGCGCGGATGGTGTCAACGCTTGAGTCACCAACGGTTTGATCGTCAACGACGAAACAGTCTTCTCCGACCACCGTCAGATCCATTGCATCCGGATTCGCAAAGCGATAGACGCCTCGACGGACTCGAACGTGGATGTCTCCATTGCCACCGTCAGAGTTGTCGGCGCGCGCTTCTGCAACACCCACGACGGTGCCTGTCAGTGCGACGCCAGGCTTTGCGCCTGGATAGGCGAGTCCCGACTCCAAAGCGACCAAAGCGCCTGCATAGATCACGACACCCGCCGCCACCGGGAACTCGAACTGCACGCCATCGCGCCGAGGCGTGTTGCGGTCACCCGTCAATGCGCTCACGCGTCACCTCCAACAGCAGCCAGGGATTGTTTGGACGCCAGGTAGGCGGCAGGATCGATGCCGGTCAGCCGACAGACCTCGCGCTCGTCGGCGTTGAGCGCGGTGGCCGAGGGCGGCCGCTTGCTTGGGTCGACGGCCGTGTCACCAGCCACCACCGGCGCGGCGGCCGCGAATGCCTGGAAGCGCTCCAGGCCGGCTGCGTCCGCGCAGGAAGCGCGGTGGTAGCCCTCCGTGGCGGGCGTGATCTTGCCGGCGGTCAGCGCGGCGTTGATCGCGGTCTCCACTTTCGCCAGGTGGTCGGCCTGGTTGCGGTCGGCCAGCGCCTGTTCGGCGTTGGTGGCGCGAGTGACCAGCGCGTCGTAGTCGGCGCGCGGAACGTAACGGTCCAGCTGGGGCTGCTGCGCATTGGCGGCAGTCTTCAGCTGGGCGATGGCAGCCACGGCCTGGTCCTCGGTCGAGTCGACCGAGATCCCGAGCGCAGCCGCCAGAGCGGCGGACAGCTTCATGGGTTCTTGCTCCTGGTTGAGCGCGGGGAGAGGCAGGTTTGGCCTGTTCGTCAGGCCGGCAGACACAAGCCACAGAATCCGACTCGACTCAGGGTCGTAATCGAAAACCGGGGAGAGGTAGCGGTACTCGCGGGACTGGACGCTGTCGCGACCGCGCGGGGTCCACTCGACGTGGCCAACGAGCTGGCCGTCGACGATCTCGAGCTGAGTGATCCAGGCCGCAGCCGGCGCCGTCTCACCCTTGGGGGCGCGATGCTGACTGGCATGCTCCCAGTCGATCGGTAGTTGCAGGGTGTCGCCGGCGAACGCAGCGAGCACAGATTCCTGGGCCAGCGCATCGAACAGGAAAGCACGACCGTCCCGACCCTGGACGCGAGGACCGGCCGGAATCAGCGGCAGCCGATCAGGAACGGCCGAGTCGGCCGCACCAAGGATCTGACGATTGAAGGCGATGCGAGGCATGCCGCCAGATTGGCGGCGTAGGGAACCTCAGCGGGGACGAAGGGTTTCGGTGGAGCTAGGCGCCATTCGACTTAGGGACAGATTCACTCCAAGGCGACCTATTTGCGATTCTTGGAAATTTCATCCCGAAAGGAAATCGCTACAAGAAAGCCAGACATCTGACTACCAGCGGAAACAAGTGACAGAACGAAAAACCCGAAGCGGATGGCTAGTGCAGTCCACTGGAGATCAATGCAGTGGTCCCCATGAACTTCGGAAGCGCTAAACACCGCCAACCCTTTTATGCTGCGCTCTGCAAGGCATAAGCCTGCTATTAGTATAGCGTTGGATATAACCTCTCGTTTCAGGTCAGACATCTTTCCCATAACAGTTTCGAGCTTCTGTCTTGAGACTTCATTTCTCAACTCTGTAAGCTCTTTGGAAATACCTTCAATGTACGTGAAGAGCGCGACGGAAGCAGGAACCAATAACATGATAACGACTAAAAATGCTGAGAGGATCTCCTCGAACACAACGCTTGCCCTACCAGCGGAAATCCAGAGCGCTGAATAGCAAGCGGTTGACGCAAGACTAAACCACACTAGTGCCTTGATGGCTTGTCTAGCGTTCATTTAGCTTTCTCAGATGATCGTCTACTGCGACCAGCAAGGTTGCCTCCCGGGTGATTCGCTCAAATACGCTCTCCGATTCAGATAATTCCAATTGGTGTGGCTTGCTGTTATGTGGATCGGAGACTGGAAGTTCCACTGTGCTGACGCGATCTGAACTCTTGTGCCTCTTCTTGCCCTTCCCCTCAGCACCTTCAGTCGTCAATGCCCAAGCGCCTTCGCCTTCCTCGATGTATTCAAGGTAGTCACGAACGGGGTTCTCCGGGATTTTCAGATTCCCCGACTCGCTCTTCAATTTCAGTATTGCTTCGTCGTTCGCGAAGAGTTCTCTCATGGACTCGAGCGCGGCTCTAGCACTGCGGTTGGTTTCCAGTATGTTGGGTGCTACTAGCTTTAGTTCCAAATTGTATAAGCGTCGATGCGCGCGCAGCACTTTCCAAAAATGCTCTTTGCTCGTCCTGGCTTCGACAAAGATTCTAAGGTTATATCTTTCGAGGATTGGCTTGCGGAGTCCCTCTTGAATAATTGATATAAAGCGTTCCGCCTGACCGAATTTCCAATTTTTTTCTACGAAAATGTGCTGGCTATCTATATCAATAACCAGCATTGCTCCAATCCAGTCATCCTCACGTTGTTCAATGATGTCGCCCGGAACCTTTTTCCCTACTCTGGCGGACTTTAATCTAGCCAGTTTGCCGACAAAATACCGCTCGAACCGTAGTTTCGTTCTTAGGACGGAAGGTTCCGTGAAACCGACAAAACTAAACAGGGATCCTCTGGACCTGAATTCCCGATCGTTTTGTAGCGCTGCAAGAACGGCGCGCCCTTTTGGCTGTGGGATCGGTTCATGAACCAGAGCGCCCTGCGACGCTTCGACAAGTGAGTATCGAAGTACAAGGAATTCTCTGAGTTCGTTTTGCATGCCGCTGGACTCCTGGCTGAGAGATCGCGAACAACCGCCACTGCTTGATTCTCGCCCAAAGCCTGCGGATTGTCTTGTACTCGCCGGCCAAGGCGCTTCTCGGCCAGTAATCTCCGCTCAGCCATCCCGGAAGCTGCTCAGCCGGCGAGGTCACGGTCGACACCCAGCATCGCGGCGCCGATAGGGCGATTGCGATGGTGCCGGTTCGCCCCTCAGCGCCTTTAATGGCCGTTTAACTCTGTCGATCGGCCCCTGCCTGTGGCCGCAGCGGCCGCCAACGCCCCTGCGTCGATCCTGCGGCCTCTCAGGCGGTCGGGGCATCTGCGAGCCACTCGCGGGCCTTGGCGACCAGGACGGACGCGTCGGCCGTCGATAGGCCGAGGAACGGGCGGGCCGGGATGTTGACGCTGCGGGCGCGGCCAGCTTGGCCGCCGAACTGATGAATGGCGGCGTAGACCATCGCGCTGCCGACGGTCACGGACCGATCGTCGGCGCGGTAGTTGATCTCGCGGCCGAGCCGGCCGGACTCGCCGATCAGTGGCTTCTTGCCAGACAGCCGCCGGGCGCCGCCTGAAGTCAGGCGACCCTTCTTGTCGAAGCTGCGGGAGAAGGCGCCGGCAAAGGCCAGCAGGGTGGACTGCGCATTGGCTGCCCACTTGCTGCCGTCGGGCGCGGTGCTGGTCGCAAACCGCTGTTTGGTGGTCTCGGCCAGGTGCTCGCCGATGTCGGCCATCAGCGGCCGCAAGGACTCGGCACGGGCGGCCAGCTGCGCGAAGTAGCGCTGAACCTGCGCGTCCTCAATCTTGACGTCGACCTTCATTGCTCGTCGCCTGTCGCATAGGCCTGCGCCAGCCGCTCACGCAAGTCAGCCGGCATGCCTTCCAGGAAGGCACTGGCCAGGCGCTTGTCCCATTGCGTCATCTTGCCCGCCATCTGCTCGACCAGGTCAACCACACTGGCGCCCGGCTGGTATGCCCAACCTTTGTCGATTCCAACCGGCGCGCCGGTTCTATCGTCGATCGCGTCCCAGTCTGCCGGTAGTGCCTTGTCCGGATCGCCGCCGAGCGCACGCGCATCCTCACGCCGGCGCAGTCCAATGATTCGGCAGGAGCAGCCCCAGCCGTTTGGCGGTGCATGGGTCGACCAGAACGGATGGTCGGACGGCAGCACCAGGCCATCCCAAGCAAGATGCTGCGGCCGTGGATCCGCGGAGCCGCCGTGCCGGTACATCCAGAATGGAAACTCGCGCAGCTGCGCCAGCCGGCCGGCGGCGTAGCTGGTGGCGGTGTTGGTCCGGTAGATCACCCGAGTGCGCCAATTGCGCTCGCCGGTGTACTGCCAACCGTGCTTGCCGACGATTGAATCAAAGTCGCGGCGGAAGTCGGCCAGGCTGGTGCCGTCGACGATCGCTTTATCGACCGCCGCGGCGAAGTCCGTCAGCAGGTCGGAGGTTTGCGCACCGGCAATCATGAACGCGCGATCGTGCTGGTCTTCCCACAAATCATCCCAGCGCGACGTTGGCACCAGCTTGCGCAGCTTGTTGCGCCAGAACG